ATTCCGCACCACTCTAATCGAGACGAACCATCCAGCTTCCAAGCACGAACAGTAACCCACATATGGAATCCTCCACCCTCTTGAATATCGGCAGATACAATTCTGCGGTCTGCCTCCACCCACTTGTCATTCATTCTGTATCCAGAGCCAGACACCCGCACAGGCTCATCATCGTTCTGCTCTACCCAAGGTTGTCCCAAAACTGAATTCACAAAATCTTGTAGCCCCATAATGCTTTTCTTATCGTTGATAAACTTTACTGCCAGCTTTCCGAATGTCTCCCAAGGGCTATACAGACCAGATAGATGATATGACTTTATGTTTGGCTCTGGGTTTGGATTGGCAGGCTTCCACTTGCCGAGTCTCAGCATTTTGGTTTTATGCCCATCTGTGATCTTTCCCTTGCAACTTGGACACTCATAGTATGCTGTTGCCCGAACCCTTTCGTTGTCCCATTCGCCATTCTCGCCCTTTGCCGTCTCATCCCACTTCACATTCGGCCAAGTAAGAACTTGGGTTTCCGCACAGAAGGGGCAGGGAACATGGAAGTATCTCTGATCTCCTCTCAGGAAAGACTGCCAGATATATCCAAATTCGGTAGTCGGCGTTGAAGTTTGAACTGTTAGAGAAAGCGGATATGTCCTAGTTCGAGCCTCTGCTAGTTGTATGGCACCAGCTTCCTTCGAGGATGCCTCCGCAAACTTGTCAGTTTCGTCACAAATCAGTAAGCCTACACTACGAGAGCTAAGATTGGCTGGTGAGTTACTGCCAAAAAACCAAAGGGACATTTTATCAAAGTGTTGCTCCATCAGCTTATACTTATCTGTGTTTGCAGGCTTGTGCCGTGAAAGCACAGGACAGTCATCGACCATCGGTAGCCAGCGATACTCCGAGAAGGAGCGAGCCAAGTTTTCGTTCGGCATAACCCACATGGCAGGCACAGGAGACATGTCCAGCCTGTATGCCAGCCCAGCGAGGATTGTAGTTGTCTTTGCCGTCTGTGCCCCCCAGCAGAGAACCATCGTTCGAACTCTGTCGTCTCGGAAGTCTTCGAGGGGTTCTCTTACATAGGGAGTCAGAATGGTGGAATATGGACCAGCACTTGAAGAAACCCGCTCCGAGAGATATAGATTTTCCTCTGCCCACTCTCTTACTGATGGGGTTTTCTTTGGTGACCACATTCCATCCACAAATTGCTCAAGCTCAAGTTCGTTCATAGGCTGATTATGCTCAAGCTTCGGGTGCTCTCTTTTTCACTTATGAGCTTTACTTCTTGCTTGTAAAGGATTTTCTCGTGCTGAGTTTGGCAAACAACAAGTCTTGCGTACTTCAAGTAGTCAAATGCCCAGTTTATTAAAGCGTCTTCCATTGGCATATTGTTAAATATTATGTCTCTTGATGGCGTTTGCCTCCAAAGATACAGAACCCCCTCTCGAGTCACATCATAGCTTCTGGGAACTTCTGGGGCAATTCCAATCCAAGTCCGTGTGTGATAGTTTCCAAGCTTCTGAATGACCTCAAAGGATGATTGTGGCGTAGAACCGCAGACTGTAATCGGAAACCCGCTACTGCTTAAAAACTTCTTATTTGTGAGAAGCCTGCTGGTATTTGGAGAAAAGTAGTATATGTGCGGGATAAGTCCGTTGTAAAGCGAGTTAGCAGCTACAAGTTGCGTTACCTTTGAGTGTTTTCCGTTGGGCTCTCCGCACCCTATGACAGCAACTTCGCTCCTAGGAGTAGACTGGTTGTCCTGCTCCTCTAATTCGCTTTTTAACATTATCTAGTTCTTCCTTGGCAGTCCCGCATTTCATCATGTTCTCTCTGTAGTAGAACACGCAACTGATTCTTTCGTGTGGGACACCCTCCTTGGGAACTAGGGGAGTGTTGCCGTGCCATTCGTGAACATCACATAGAATGACATCGCCAGTACGCATGTCGCAAGCAACTCGATACTTTGGGAAAACAAGGTAACAACCAGCGTATCCACCCGCTGAAAACGCAGACATCACTCCAAAGCCTTCGGCCAAGTCTCCTTGGTCTTTGTGAACTGCTGTCTGCCAGTTTTTGTTTACTGTGATGGTGGTAAAGACTGTGTTCGGAATTACCCATTCTTCCGCAGTTGTGTCGCATTTCTGTTTTTGTGCTTTCCACCGCTCGGGGACTTCTTTCTCGAAAATTCCGCTGATGGTCTGAATAAGGGGTATTGCCTTGGCAAACTTCTCTGGATTTGCGTTATTCCAAGAAGTTGTACGGCAATAGGGAAATCGTGCGTTTCTGTCCATAGAACCCATCACGCCCGATAAAACAGGAATTGCCACGCTTGTGTTGCTAAGAGTGCCGTCTGAGTTAATCCTTCTCGCCCTTACGCCTTTGCCGTTGCCAGCTATGGCTGTTTTCTTAAAGCCCAGCTCTTTTGCCTTTTCCTCAGTCATTATCCCACCAGCCATACCACGATTCTCGTTTGGAGTGGCTGCTGAGCGAACAGACTCGTATGACTTTTGGCACAATTCGATTGGAAGAACGCCCTTTCGGAACTTCATCAGCAAAGTGCCATCTGGCTTGTAAACCTCTGCGTCTTCTTGAATCAGATAATCGTAGCAGTTTTCTGGCAAATGTGTCCCGCCGAGTTTGTCTACTTCCTCGTCTGCAAGACAGCTTGTTAGTCGTATCACTTTCATACAACTATTCTATATTGTCATCCTTTCGGTGCAAGCTCTTGGAACGCTTTTTCAACGCAAGCCTTGACTGTGTCTGTCGCTGTTTCCGTTTTCCACGAATCCCCAAGTTTTCTGACTTTTTCGAGGAAGCCGTCATGCTCTTCATTTGTGAGATAGATCGGAACCATGCGGATTGAAGACGCTGGCGGGATATATTCGCCAGCCTCAATGTCTCCTCCACCAGCTTGCGCCTGCTCTGCGTCCAAAGAGAGTGGACCATCGGGAATTGTAGCGGACATAAGGCTCTTAAGATTTTCATCTGAGAAGCCTGTAAGCTGAAGGTCGATCTGAGATGTGTCAATATCTTCCAACAGGTCTTTGAGGGCTTCTGTATCAAACTCTCCCGCCATGTTGTTGAGGGCAAGATTTGCAGCTTTTTCTTTTTCTTCAGAAAGGTCAACGAGCCAAACATCAATTTCTTCCCTTCCCATGGCTTGATAGATTTTGAACCTCTGATGCCCCCCGATGATTGTGTTGCCTGTTCTGACATTGACCGTGATAGGCTGTAGATCTCCCAATTCTGAAAGGCTTTTGGTAAGACGACCAAGTGCCTCGTTGCTAATTTTTCGAGGATTGTAGTCTGCACCCTTGATTTCACTTAGTTTGATCTTTTTAAGACAGGGGTATGTCACTTCGTTTTTCTTGCTCATCTTGTTGTTTTACCTCTTTTTCTTGTTTTTCGTCAAGTCTTTTCACTTCTCCGAACGAACCTTTTGTTTTGTGTATGACTGCGATAACTTTTTCGATTCCTTCCGTTATAACTTCCTTGGCAAGCTCTGGGTCTGTGGGGTTTGCTCTGCGACAAAGGCTGGCGGGAAGCCCTTCCATCAAATTTCTGATTGTGCTCATGTATCTCGACATAATGCTCCGAGCCAGATCAGTACCGATTACTGCCCCAGTTGCTCGTTGCAGAGTCTCAACTTTCATTTCTGCGTCCAATCTGCCACGCAACGCCTCCCTGTGGGCTTTGACCAAGTTTGGTAGCCTTGCATGATCTCGATTGGCTTGGGCTTGGTGAAGCAGGGCATAGGCAACTTTCTCGCTTTGCTTGGCTCTCGCTAAACAACCATATATATCGTCACGCAGTAGGTCGCTTCCTGTTGAGCCTCCCGCCTCCACCTCCCCATCTTCCAGCGAAACCCCTGCTGGCGGGGCTGTAAAGCTCTTTGGAGGCCTTTCACGATTGGCTTCTCGCCATTCGGTTGCCCCTTCAATCGTATCTTGTGGCATTCCCTTTTGCTTTAGTTTGCTCACATAGCTTATGGAAGTTCCCCACGCCTGCGAAATTTCGGTTAAACTTACCATTTGGTGTAATTTTTATGTCAAAAATGCTGAAGGTCAAGCAAAATCAAGATTAAAACCCGCTTTGCATTTTCTCCTAATGTTTTATGGGGATAAACTCTAGGAAAGAGGTCGGGGC